ACCCGGCCCCAGGGCCTCATAGATCAGCCCGTAGGCGTGCTCGGTCGCCTGCATAATCGCCTGCCGCTGCGCCGCTGTGATGTCCCCGCCAGCAAACTGGGCTAACTCCCGCATCTGCAAGAGCACTTGCTGCCGAAAGGCTTCCAGCCTCTGCCGGCGATAGAGCATCCCCGGCCCGGGCATGGCCCCCTGCTCGGCCAGCCGGCGTTCCTCTTCCAGCCAGTGCCGCAGCATCTGCTCGATGCGCCTCCAGGCCTCGCCATAGGCATTCAATAGGCGCATCGAGGCGGCCTTCTCTGCCTGGAGCAGTTCCCTATGAAAGCGCTGTGCCACGCGGTAAACCTCGGCCAGCGGCATCACTCACCCCGTTCAAAGGCCGTCAGGAGTTGCTCGCCCAACTCCGCCGAACCCACCTCGCGCTTCTGCCGCTCCAGGTCGGGGTCGAACCCCAGCCGTTGCAGGAGCGTGTCCTGGCTCACGCCCAATTGCTGGTAGATGAGCGCCGTTTCCGCTTCCGCTCGCGGCGCTCGCGGATCGCCGGGCAGCAGTTCGGGCCAGTGGATCACCGTGCGGTTTTCCTCCCCGAACCCCCCCAGGGCCAACAGCCGGCGGTTCAGTTCCACGAGCATGTCTCCATAGGTGCAGCGTTTCGTCTCCGTCTTCTCCAGGAGCGGCTGATACAGGATGTTCAGCGCCACGCCCGAAAGCGCCCCCGCCCGGTCGAGTTTGCCCGTGGCCACCTCCGGCACTCGCGCCGATAGGAACAGCGCCTCACGCAACCGCTCATAGAGGGCCAGGCTCGAGGCCAGGTCGGACTGCATCTCCAGGTTGTGCAGTTCCGCATCGGGGCTGGGCAGCACGATCGTCTCGTCTGCGGCAATATTCAGTTGCTGCGCCGTGAAGCCGCGTCCCCAGGTCTTCGGATGGGCGTGGTAGCGGATGATCCGCACCAGATTGGAGAGCACGAAGTTGATGCTGCGGTTCAGGGCGATGAGGTCGTCCTCGACGTCCGGCACGCCCCAGTATTCGTTCGGCTCGGGCAGGTTCTGGCAGTCCAGGACGGGTGGCCAGGCATAGGGCCAGTTCGCCTCGTTCAGGGTGACCCACCGGCCGCCGTCGCCGCGCGCCTCCTGCTCCACGATGCGCCAAATGGCCCCGTTTCGCGTGATGGTCTGCCGGCGCACGATGGCGCGGCCCGTCTGGGGGTCAATGGCCGGATACTGAATGCGGTACTCCAGTACCTGCTCGATGTCATCGGGCATCCAACGCACGGAGACCGTGGCCGGGTCGAGCGCAATAAGCCGTGGATAGGGCTGGCCCTCGATGATCTTCACAAACGCATGGCCGCATACCGCGCCGTTCAGGGCCAGTTTGTGCAGGAGGGTCATTTTGCGGTTCGCCTCCCAGCACGCCTGCAGCCAGTCCTCTTCTGGCGTTTGCTGCGTTTCGTCCAGTTCGAAGCCCACCTCACTCCCAAACAGGAACGAGACGCCCTTGTCCACAATGGCGCGCACGAAGTTGACGATAACATTGTCATTGGGCTGATCGGGCCGCACGCGGAGCGACTGCGGGAAGCGCCCGTGATAGGTATCCCAGGCCTGGCGGAAGCGCTCGGCGCGTTGCAACTCCTCGACCACGAAGGCCTCTTCCATCTGCCGCGAAAGGATGTCTGTCAATGGATAGAGTGTCACGCTCACCCCCAAATACTCGGTGCGAACTCCACCACGCGGCTCCCGATGTCCGCTGCCCAGCAGGCCAGGGCGAGCGACATGACGCAGTCCGTCGCGAGGTCTTCGTCTTTCCACTCGTAGGCTTGCAGTTCATCCACCAGTTCGCGGATGAACGGGAACCGCAGATGGCGGCGCTCCAGGGCTAATTGCAGCCCGCTGATGAGGTCCACCTTCGACCGCGCCGTGAAGACGTACCCCGTGGCAATATCGCGCACGGCATCCAGCACGGCTGCGCCCACACCCGTCGCGTCAATGACCATCTCGTTGGGCCGTAGCCCATATCGCCCTGCTACGGCACGCAATCGTGCCTCGACCGCCGGCCAGGGCACCCGTTGGAAGCGTTCAAAATAGGCCAGGCGATAGGGTTTGGTTGTCGCATCTAGCACAGTGATCACCGTCCAGTCCTCGCTCTTTGCCAGGTCTGCGCCGCACACCCAACGCCGCTTGGGGTCAGGCTCCAGGGGCAGTTCCCAATCCGCACTCTCATAGGCCGCCTGGATGTCCTCCCAGCGGAACACGGCGGCATCGTCATCCGCGTAGATGCCCTCCACCTCGCGCATCCAGGCCGACTGGGTCATGCGCTCGCGCAGGCCCTCGATGTAGGCGTGATCGACATTCGGGTTCTCAAACGTGCTGCCGGTCTGGGCATATACCTGCGGGTCGCCTGCCAGCCCGCGCTGCAACTCGCGGTAGACCAGCCCTCGCCGTGCTCGTGGTGTCGAGATGAGCACCAACTGGCCGCCGACATCGGCCAGCGTCATGCGAATAACCTCGTCAATGATGCGCTCCGAGAGATAGTCGGCCTCATCCACGATCACCCGATAGAACTTGTGGCCACGCAGGTAAATGCCCTCCCGCGCCGCCGTGCGCACGACGATCTCTGATCCGTGTTTGAAGCGGATCGTTGGGAAGGGCGTCTCGCGCACCTTGTCCACCAGGGCAGCCAGCAGCGGTTGCCGTTGGCACATCATCAAGGCCACGTCGAACGAGAGCCGCGCCTGGTCGAGCGTGACAGACACAATGCCCTGCCGGGTTTTGGGTCGAAATACGGCATAGTAGAGAGCCTGTACAGCGGCACACTCCGACTTTCCGTACCTCCTGCCCGTGACGAGGACAGCGGTCGGTCGCTCCGGCGCCAGCAGCCACCGCTGCTGCCCCTCATGCGGTTCCCACTGCAACCAAGCGCGCGCAAACGCCACGGCGTCAGTCGTCTGCTGGACTGCTCGAAGCAGCAAGTCTTTCCAGGATTCGTGCAAGAGCATCGCCGACATCCAACTCCTGCTTTACGGGCACATCCAGTCCCAGGAGCCGTGCCCGCCGCTCCATAATGCGCAGCACACGATCCACCGCGCCTTGATTGCCCTTTTTAGCCTGGGGCCACATGGCCAGGAGAAGATCGTCAAGCCGCTCCAACTCCAAGCGGCGCACGGCCTCTGCCTCCTCGAGCACCTTCGCATTGAGTTTGGCGATAGCGCGCATAACGGCTTTGTAGGCGCCGACGGGCGTAATCCCCAACGCCTCGCCGATAGCCCGGTATGTGGCGCCCGCCTTACGCAGTTCGAGGGCCGCCTGCTCGCGCTCGAGGCCTTTCATTTTCCGTTTGCTTGCGGCACTTTCTGGAGCGGTCATAATGGTACCCCCACACTATGCCCTTTTTCGTCTTCCTCGAAGGGCTTCCTGAACAAGCCGCTCCAATTCCGCGATCATCTCCGCCGATCGTCCCGTCGGTCGGTCGAAGCCTCGGTTGGCGTTCCGCGCGTCTGGCGTGAGGTCGTCGATGCTGCGGATGGTGCGCGGCGTCATGGCTCTACCAACCTCGGATGTAATCCCATGTTGGCCATGCGTTCCAGGCATACAGCGACGTACTTCGGCTCTATCTCCATGCCGTAGCAGATGCGGCCCAGCTGCTCGGCGGCGACCATCGTGGTGCCGGAACCGAGGAAGGGGTCATAAACGTCGCCCTCGTGGTTGCGAATGGGGCGAGCCATGCACTCTAGCGGTTTCTGCGTGCCGTGCCCACCATCGATATTCTTGTCTAGCGCGATCTCCCACAACGTGCTCTCGTTGGCTGGCCCGATGAAATGCGCCGCGGCGCCCTTGCGCACGGCATACCAACATGGCTCATGACGGTATCTGTATGCGCCACGACTGATCGGAGAGTGGGGCTTTGCCCAGATGATCTGATAGCGGATGATGAACCCGGCGCTTTGTATCGCAGTGCCCGTCACGATGATTAGGTCACCGGGTGGTGACCATGCATACATGACATCGCCGGGGAAGAGGCGATAAGCATCCGACCAGTCAGCCCTGTCGTCATTCGCCACCTTGCCTATGCGGCTCGCCGCATAGGCAATCTTCCTCTCGGCAGCCGCCTCGTTACGCCAGTTAGGATCATAGTTGACCCCATACGGAGGATCGGTCACCATGAGTAGCGGCTTGTTGCCATCCAGCAGCGCGTCTACATCCTCTTTGCTCGTGCTGTCGCCGCACATCAGCCGGTGTCGCCCAATTTGCCACACCTGCCCGCGCGCGGTCTGCCACTTCTCGCGCAGCTCCTCAGCACGATCAACCTGCGCCTCTGGCACGGGCTTCGGCTCTAGCGGGATCACGCCTGCGTCTTTGGCGACCCGCTCCAGCATCGCCTGCACGCCAGCCTCGCCAGACTGCACCTCGGCCAGCAACGTGCCCAGCTGATCTTTGCTCGCCTGCGCCATGGCCCCGATGGGATCGAGCGTGGCCAGGACGTAACGCTCTTCCTCTTCGCTGAGGTCCACCTCGATATAGGGCACCAATGCATCGCCATTCTGCAGAGCCTGCCAAACCCGCTC